CATGCGCGGTAGAGTGCCATCCGCACTGGCAGCAAAAGATGTGTAGTTTCGTAATATGTTTTCCCGTACGAACTCGAACCGAATGAAATGGCGCATGGTTTCATCAAACGGCGGGGCGAACCCGGATCCCATGATGTACGTCGAAGCGATATCTAGGGTTCGCAAGCACTCGTAGAAACGTTGGAGGTGGTTCGATCTGTACGACTCATAAATCGGACGCAATGTTTGGAAGCCTGCAAATGCCATCTCCTGTACATGCACGGCGTTTTTGGACGCGAGTGGGTTCTTCATATTTTTTCGCACAACATCCTCAAAGGCTCTTTGTGCATGTAATATCATTTGCCGAGCATTTTCGATCGAGCGTAGTAAGTTACTCAGTTCCGCTGCATGACCTTCTGCAAGCTGCATATTTTGTTGGAAAGTCTCGTTACTGCTGAGAGCATGGTTTGAGATGTAATATAAAGTCATGGTTTTCGCGCCATCTTTGAAGACACTCAGCAGACGGAATAAATTGGTTGCATGCTCTCCTGTCACATGATGCAGTTTGTCTTCAAGTTTCTCGAACTGGAATGGCAATTTTTGCTTCGATAATCGCTGGCGGGCGCTCACATTTCGCAAAGTTTGCGCTGCGCGGAAGCACGCTTCATACGCGTTGCCGACTTGTGAGAGTTTTGAACCTGGATTCTGGATGTCGTGCATGAGTGCAACGTCGTAGTCGTTCAGACTACTGGGCTCCGGGAAGCGCACAGATCCAGTCGTTGCAAGTTGTTTGAGACGTTTCCATCGGATCTGATCCTTCTCGCGCTTCTGCCCCCACAGTCGAGTTCTGCTGAGCGCATGATCCTGATATGTATTGCGCAAGTCTTTCAGTAAAAATTTTAAAGAGGCCACCGGCAACCCGAGGTCAACGATATAATCGTCATGGAACTTGGAGAAACTTTGTAAGGCTATGTCGAGAATCGCAAAATGTAGATCATGGGTTACAGTGAACTTGGTGACTCTGTCGTACACGTACTCGATCTGGAGCTGTGCCATGTAATCGATACTAAAGAGATCTACGGGGAACACCTGCGACCGCCCAATCTTTCGCAAGCGGAATTGTAGGGACGTGTCCACGGATGGTTTGATCACAACGGAGGTCACACGTAGACCGTCCGGTAGTTGGAGGCCTCCAAGTTGATCAGGCGTAAAACGGATATTCGCACTTGTAAGTGGCTGAAGTACGCTCGCTTTGTTCGAAATGAGATAAGCGATCAGAGTAGACATACGGTTTTGCACAATCGTCTGCAACTTTTCAATAAATGCCTCTGAGGAACCGTCCGCATAAAACACCTTCGCATCGATATCTGAAGTCGCAGTGTCGCCAAGGTATCTTCGGATCGCATCGCCGCCAACAATCGCGATTCGCGATTTCCCTTGAAGCTGTGGATGCTGCTTAAGAGTCGTATCGATTGATTTAATGCATGCATTGATGGGGGCGCGCATAGTTTCCATCAAATACGCATTGAACGCACTCACAAACGCGTCGATATAAGGTATGGCATTCTGAAGGAGGCGGTACAGTATTTTCTCATTGTATACGTCCGGGCTTCTGATCGGATGCCATATTCTCTGATAGTGTAGAGAGTTTTGAAAGTATACAGCTTCTTTGGATTTATGTTGCGAGGTAAAGTATTGGAACAGTAGGTCACGACGTATTGTGTCCACATCGAGTCCTTTGTCACTGATGCGGTTATCCGATATGAAATGATTAAACAGGAAGAGACCATCGTCGCTCAAATAGTGTAATTGTGGCGTCTCCGATAGGCTCACGAGATAGGTACGTTCAAAGTCCGCGAGATCTAGACCCTCAAATACAAACACCTCAACAAATGCAATCAGAAACGCTTTTTGCGAAGTATCGGGAGCTTCCGCGGGACGCTCCACCGATTTTCGCCGCGACCTACGCGTTTCGCGCTGATAACTCTGATCACGTAACTGAAGAAGCACGGCATAGCCTGGGAAACTTTCGCCCGATACCGGCTCCGATGCCATGCATCTTTTATTGAATCCAGCAGTAATGATTTCAAGAGACGATTCAAAGTGCGGTAATTCTTGACGCAGTTGTGATAAGAGCGTGTTCATTTCTTTGCACAACTTTGTCGCCAGAGTCTTTCCGACCTCTGCAGTGTTTGTGACGAAGAACACGTCCCAATTACCTGCAGATATGGCTGCACGTTTTCGAATCGAGAGCGGGGCATGACCTTCCAGCACTGGAGCCCCACGATGTCTCCACCAATGGTCCCATGATCTGCTCCCACCCATCCATGCCAGGTAACCCTGCTGTTTTGTGTCAGCAGGTGCATGTATAAAAATGCGTGTCAACATTTCTTGTACTGCGTCTGAGATGCTCGGTTGTTTGACCCACGCTTGATCCAATGCACGCTTCTTTAAAGGGGTGCGGACGAAAGGGGTGTCTTGGCATCGCATGCGCCCCGGGGTTGTAAGGACATCGTCGTCTGCAATAGGAAATTCTACACAACCCTGCTCGAAAACGGGGTTCGTCGGATCCATGGGGTCCATTCCGGCTTTCTTACAGTACTCCAATAAAATTATGAATTTAGGAAATTGCGCATTGAGATGATGCAGCGTAAAGCAATCATGGTGGCGACCTACCTCACTTCACGAGGCTACGCCATTGATCTCAAAGATAATGAGCAGCTCATAACCGACCTCCGCAAACAACTAACCGTCAAGCCACGCGTGAACCCCGACATGCCCAGTGCGGAAAGCGCCCGCGAGTTTCCGGTGTTCCGTGAGAGTTCAAAAAAGTTCTACATGCCGCGCGCCTTTGGCCTTGCGCGCTTTGGTGTGCCGCACGTCAATAAAATGCACGCAGGTGAAGATGCATCGGCGCACCTGAAATTCAAGGGGAGACTTCGCAATGAACAAGAGGAACCCGTCCGGCTCTTTCTCGAGGCATGCCACGACCCATTGCGTGGAGGTGGCATCATTTCCGTAGGCTGCGGTTTCGGTAAAACGCTCATGGGGCTTTACATCGCATGCCAGCTCAAGCGTAAGACACTTGTCGTGTGTCATAAAGAGTTTCTCATGAATCAATGGCGTGAGCGCATCCAGGAGTTCATCCCCACGGCGCGCATCGGACGCATTAAACAGAGCAAGGTCGACGTCGAGAACAAGGACATTGTCCTGGCAAGTCTGCAAAGTCTGGCAATGAAAGAGTATGACGACGCCATCTTTGCATCCTTTGGCTTTGTCGTAATCGACGAGTGCCATCACACGAGCGCAGAAGTCTTCTCGCGCGCGCTTCACAAGATCACGGCGCCTTTTGTGCTCGGTCTTTCCGCGACGCTCGACCGCAAAGACGGGTTGCGCAAGGTATTCGAATGGTTCCTAGGCAAACCCGTATTTCAGCTTAAGAAGCGACTCGAAGCCGATCTCAACGTGCAGGTGGTGCCTTTTTATGATCCACACCCCGATTACGGTCGGGAACGCTATATGTACAACGGGAAGCTCAACGTTGCACAGATGATCAATGCTATCTGCGATTTCCCACCGCGCAATGCTCTCATTGTTGAGACGCTTAAGGATATTTTTGAGAGCGAGCCGGATCGCAAGGTACTGATTCTCAGCGACCGACGGAGGCACTTGCAGATCCTGGAACAGATGATTCGAGATGCCAATCTGGGAACGGTTGGTTATTATGTAGGAGGCATGAAAGAAGCGGATCTGAAAGCCAGCGAAGGCCAGAAGATTCTGCTCGGAACCTTTGCTCTGGCGAGTGAAGGCATGGACGTGCCGACACTGAATACGCTCGTCTTGGCGTCTCCTGTCACATCGATTGAGCAACCGATCGGGCGCATTCAGCGACAGAAAGCGCATGAACGTCTCTATACGCCTCTCGTGGTTGATGTTTGGGATCAGTTCAGCATTTTCAGAAACCAAGGCTGGCGTCGCTTGGCGTTTTACAAAAAGAACCAATATAAGATCCTTGGTGCCGGAGCCGATGCAAGCGCCGCCGATGACGCAGGTGCCGACGAAGATACGGTCGCGGATGCCGTACCGAAAAAGAAGAAGTATACGTTTGACGATGACGATGAATGAAGAAAATATTGATACATGTTAGAGCATCTCAAATGCATTACTTCCTACGCGTCTTGGCGCTTACAGTTCTTGTTCTGATGACGATCGTGGATCTACCGCGCATTCAATGGTTGCGCAACGAAGAGATCCAGATGGTGCTTGGCACCATCATCATCTTTGTGCTGGTCATGTATGACGTGCTGACGGGCGCTCTCCTCGCGGCGTCGCTGTTTATTGCCTACTTCCGCCTCAACAAGGCTAACTTCAACGTGTTCGACTGGGCATCCTCCAAGAACTTCGGCGACATTCTGGAACTGAGCAGTGCCTATGTCAGCGAGGAGCACCTGAAGGCGGCGCAATCCAACTTGGTAAGCGAGGAGGATTACGAAAAAGAAATGATTGGCATTGAAGGCTCAGTGTATGGCGCCCAAGGCATTGACAAGACCATGCCGGGCTATGCGAACGGCTCCACCCTGGGCGTCATGCGGGCGGCGGCAGATTACTGATGCTTTTTATTGCTGGTTTCCAATGTAGTCGTTTACGCTGCTCGGGATGTAGGCATTTGCACCAATGCCGTTGGTGCTGCTGCTCGCGCTGCTCGAGCGGTTGCTTGGGCTCGCTTTAATACCAAACATGATGGTCAGGATGAGCGTCAATAGGCACATGAAGACCGTGCCACCCATGAGGATCATGAATGTGTTTTTTGACTTGAACTGGTCGCGTGCCAGTACAACGACAATGATGACCTTGATGGTGTACAGGAACACCAGTGCGCTGAGAATGCAGATGAAAAGTGCGACATTCTTGTGGTACGACCAGTAGAAGATGGCAGCAATGATCATCGCCCCAATCATCAGACCGACGCTCATGAAGACGTTGCTCACGATGCTCTTGCTGTCTTCTTCCGTCACGAATCCCTCTTGTACAAAAATGGGCAAGAGTTTGCTTGCCGTCTCGGCGTCGCCAGGACTGCCAGCAACCATGTCTGTGAGCGGTTTGGGCATACTGAAAAGCGTGTCCATGATATTTACTATTCTCTTAGGAAGACTTTATTTTTGCTCATAGAATGTCAAAAGGACATAGAAAGCCGCAGCCAGCAGCAACGCACGTACGAACATATCGTAGGTTTCTAGCACACTAAGACGCGGGATCTTTTCATACAGCATTTGGGTGAGATTGGGGTGGAACGCGATCGCGCCTAGGACGGCGACGACGCCGGCGAGCTTTAGGTGTTCCATGTTGAGCTCCAACAGCGAGCGGCTGCCGGTGTTTGAGTGCGAATGTGAGAGTTGCGGAGCAACGGCGGCTATGGCACTTGCCGGTCGGCGTTGAACGGGTGCCGCCGCCTGTTGCTGCGCGGCATCCTCAAAGTCTTTTTCCATGTCCTGAAGGACGGCTGTAACGACTTCATCTGCATCATGAGGCGAATCGCGCACGGCAGACGCCGCCGCACCCGCAGCACTTTCAGGAAGCGTATGGACAGGCGTAGCCATGTTCATTGTCTACAAGTTATGAAAGGCAATAAAAACAATCATTTTGGCGCACTTGGCGTGCCAAACGCACTTACGGCGCCGGCCCGATCGCCTCGGGCATGCAAGCCGCGTCTTTGGCGGCATACTTGAAACACTCGCCATCGATTTTGTAAACCGCCTCCCTCACTTCAGCGAGTGGCGGTGCGTAAATAAGGACGCATGACTTCTTATCCTTGCATACGCGCTGGAACATAAGGCTCAAACCCAAACCAATGATGACGGCGGTGAGGATCTGACCCTTGTCCGTGTACAGCAAGCCATTTGCCAATCGTCGAAGCTGCAGCATCGCTGCCTTACGCGGAGACAATATTTTGTTCGGTGACGTCCGGTGTGCATGTAACGGATTTCACTGCATAAACATAGCACTTGCCGGTCGAGTCCTTATACACGATTTTGCCAGCATTGATCGGAGTGGGATATTTAAGGATCACTGGTATGGATGGGCGTGCGAGGTAGACATACAGGATGCCTGCGCTAAAGGATACCAAGAACCATACCCAGCGGAACTGAAATGCCTGCTGCATTACTCTTGACTTACGTCAACATTTTTCCGCGCGCGAGGCAATCGGACATATTTCGTGAAGATGGCCGAGGGTTCACCGGCATCCATGTAGGCTTCGGTCATTTTTACTGCTTCCTCCGCATACGTTCGCAGCGCCGCCCGACCGGTTCGCGCAGCCCTTTCTTTGAGATTCAAGAACGCTTCCAAGTGCACCATCTTGCTTTGCTCCAACTTCATCTGCACTTTGTTGCGAGTTTGTTCGTGTGCGCGCTGGTAGTGCATCAGCAGGTCGCTGTCGTGCTGTGTATAGACAGCATCCTTCAGTTGGATTTTTTCAAAGGCATTCTGAAGCGAGCGCGCATCGGCTGGGTCGTCCAGCACATGATCCATGAAGCACTGCGCAAATGCGTTGAGCGCCTCTTGTTTTTCTATGCCGGCGTCCATGTTGCCCCTACTATATCGGTTCAGGTTAATTTCGCATCGTCGGCCACGTAGTGACATCCTCGAATAGGCTCTTGAACTGTTTGCTGACCTTGTTGGCTTCGATTTCGGACAGCTGTTCTTCGTATTGTGACATCGGCAGATACTTGATTTCAACCGTCTTTGGTGGACACGTTGCAGCCGCTTTCTTGCTGTAGTACCCCTGCACAACAAGAATGCTACCGACGAAAAGGAAGAACACCGCGATCGCTTTCATACCGCTTCTCTATTCATATCATAACATATTTGGGGAAATGGTTTGAACAAAAAAATAAATCACGCTCGCGGGCTTTTGTTTATTGTGATTCGCCAGTTGCGCTAGTTGCGCTAGTTTCGGCGTCAGCGCTGGTGCCCGCGCCCGCGCTCTCTTGCGCGCGCTTTGCCATCCACGGATCTTCGTCCTCCGTCATGGCCTTACGCATCTTTTCTTGTTTTCGCTGCTCATACACCTCATCGCGAATGGTCATGTTGTCCTTGTACTTCTTCATGAGCGTATTGAGCGCTGTGTCCGCGTATTCCTGGTTGTCAAGCATTTCCGGACTCGGCGACCACGGGCACCAGCAACCCACCTGACCAATAAAGATGTCAAACTTGTCGCCTTGGCGCTTGAGCACTTCGGCGCGCACCTGCGCCTCCTTGAGTGTATCAAATACACCGCGCACCTTGATGCCGCGGACGCACGTCTGGAAGTCATTCTCAGCGGAGAATTCGCGGTCAATATCGGCGGCATGCAGGCCGCGATAGAACTTGTACTGTTCTTGGAGTTCGGCCTCGTCAAAGACGTACTTGTGGACTTCCATGACCTGCTCAATATTTCCGGCGGCTTCTGGGAAGCGTTGCTTCATTCCTTCGAATAGCGCCTTGACGTCCTTAGAAAATTGGCCTAGGAAGCGGTTCATCGCATACACATCCTTGTCCTTCAGAAGCTGCTCAGGCGAGATGAAAGAGAGACAGACGTAGTTTTGGCCACGAATCGGTTTGTCTTCGTCGAGATAATCTACCTCCTTCGTCGGAACGAGCGGGGTCGACATGTTATGAGTAGTTTATGTATCCAGCGTCTTAAATCACTTATCTTTTTTCTCGTCATAAATTAACAAAAGCAAATGAACTACACCTTTGACTTTCAAGAGATTGCCATGCGCCTGGCCAAGTACGTGATGGAAGGTGCCGCCGTCGGCATCGTGGCCGCGATCCTGCCGTCCAACCCCCTGAAGTGGCAGGAGGCGGTTGTCATTGCCCTGGTGGCGGCCTGCATGTTTGCCATTCTGGACGTCCTCGCGCCCAGCATCGGTGGATCGGTGCGCCAAGGTGCCGGTCTAGGCCTCGGCTTCAACCTGGTCGGCTTCCCCGTCGCCTAGGCCACAACCTAAATGGACTGAATAAACTGCCAATGAAGTTCTTCGCAGATATTCTTCCAGATCTGGTCTTGCAAATGTAATTTTTCTCGGCTTTTCAGCAAAGGGAAATGCTTTAAATACTCGTCACGCTCCAGCAGCTGAAAGAACTTGTACAACACGTAACTATACGACAGGAAGTTCTTGCGGTCTTTCGGACAGTGTTTCAGGAACGGCGCTTGGATTTCTTTGAACATCGAGCGCAGTTTGTCCTCCAGGTCGGGTGTAAAATTTGGCGGCGGCATCCCATTGATGCGGCTGATGATGTAGGGGCCATGCTCATAAAACTTGTTGAGTTTGAGCTTTTTCAGAATCTCGCGCATTTTGCTGTACGTGATTTTGGATGTATCGTAAATCTTTTCCTTCTGGATCTCGCTCACGATTCTCTCGAATATTTCTTGCGGAATATCGGTACTTTCTTTCCCTTGGATTTGCGACAACCACTCCTGGAAATGATTGATTCGCTTGTATGAAAAGTGTGAGGCCTCTTTCATCGGCTGGCGCTGGGTCGGTTTGTTCTGCTCCACCAACATGAGCTCTTGATACCCACATGCAGCACATACCATGATGCCGTCTTGAAGCATGCACAAGAGTGGCGTATCGCATTTCGGACAGTTACTTGCCGCTGCGTCGTCCCCAGCAAATTGAATGAACGTAGGATCCGTTAGCGCCATGTATTTCTCGACCAGTGCGCGCTTATCGCCCGCACACGTGCTCGCGCCTCCTGATAAACCGCCGCATTCGGCTGTGGCGCCGCCTGTCGCACAGGAGGGTTGGGACTCGGGCGCAGCTCCCGGCGCTTCATTCGCTGGCGTGGCGATCAGGTTGAATGCTTCCAAAATACTCTTGTTCTGGGGCGGCAGGTGCTTCTTCCGCCCGCGCACCATCGGCTTCTCAATGTTGATGGGTGCCACCGATGCGTGTTCGCTCGTGCCTTGCAGTTGGAGAAGGTCATAATACGAGAACAGAATGGCGGCAGTATTTTCAAAATAAGTGATTTCGTCCTCACCCGATTCGAGGCGGTTGATTTCGCGCTCTAAATAACGGATGCGATCCTTGCATAACAGATTACTCGACCACACCGTCTCGTATTCCACATCATCCCACGCAACCTGTCGATCGACCAAATCCTGAATCCTTACCTGAAGGTTTTCAAGTGTGTTGGCAAACACGGCATATTCCGCACGCAGAGTAGATATTCGTGCGCGCTTCTCAGCAATTTCATCAAGCGTACGCTGATGCCGTGCGTCCAATGTGAGTTCCTTGTGGCTTTCGGTCAACGGCAATCTTTTCTTGGAGCTTTTCTCTTTAAACATAACGTCTAAATGTCGGTGAAATGCATCTGCTTAAGTGGGTGCGTCCAAAATCTTGCGCGCAAAAATATTTTCTCTGTATAAGTTATCAAACAATCAGATGGGCGGAGGACTACTACAACTCGTTGCTTACGGAGCTTAAGGGTTCGGTCAAGGGGGTACTACGCCCCCTTACACGTCATGGGCTTCAACAGTGGGCAGCCATCATGGTTCCTGAAATTACCATGATGGGGAAACCTGTGTAAATTTCAGGGGATAGATTTCCCGCCATCTATCCGATATAACCTGCTAGTGGTTTTGGTTGCTTGGCAGCCGGACCGCAAGATCATCAAATTGCCGGAACCCCCTAAAGTCATCCGTACTAACCCAAGGTAGCAATACACTTGGCGGCTCAGAGTAATGAACTGAGAGAGAGTAAAAACCGGATGAATGATTGGATGAAAATCCATGAAATGGGCAATCGGCAGCCAAGAACCTATGTTTGCATTTCATCTGACAGCGCATAGGTTTGCAGTTCATCGACTAGACGGTGATCGGGCTTCAAGGATGAATGGATCAGCATTCGGAGAAGTCTTAAGATATAGTCAAGCAATATGGGAAACCATATTGATTTTTCCTGCAGGACGTGTACCTGACCGGAAACCCTCAAATCACCTTCTTCAAGGTGGTTTACAGACGCCATTAACTGGTAGTGGAGAAAAGTTACACGCCACAAGAATCTGGGCACTTCTTGTGGAAAACCCGTTTTGACTCCCAGCGCTGCAAAAGCAATGTCAGTAGCTAGTAGTTTCGCCTCGCGCATCATTGCGGCGCGCCGCGGACTGCAAGACACCTGGATGCGGGAAACCCCTTAGAGCTTTCTTCCCCAAGGGTCATGCCGAAAGGATGACCTGGCCAAGAGTAAACACTTGGGTACGGGAACAGTAAGAAAGATTGGGCAATCCGCAGGTCAGTACCTACGAACGCAACGTCGATGTTTATGGTACGGCTTCAGAGATCGCAAAGGTGTCGGGATACGATGAAGAGCAAGACACTCGGAGTATTCTTAAGGTACGATCCATCCCTTTTGGGAAACCAAGAGGTAGAAGAGACCAACTTCTCTCAAGAAGCCATTGAGCAAACGTTCAACGGCACTGCCGATTTCGGCAAGCGTGTGACGTGCCAGATCTCCCGCAACGGTGATCTGATCCACCGCATGTACCTACAAACCACCCTGCCGGCGGTTTCCGGTGGCAAGCAATGGGTGCCTTATGTCGGTCTAGCGCTGATCAAGGAGGTGGAGATTGAGATCGGAGGCCAGAGAATCGATAAAGCGTACTCGGAGTGGCTTTACATCTGGAACGATCTGTCGCTGCCCCAAGGCAAGCGCGCCGGCTACGACACCATGGTTGGTGCCAGCCTGGCTGCCAACTCGGCAGCCACGACTCTATACGTTCCTCTAGAGTTCTGGTTCTGCCGCAACCCGGGTCTAGCGCTACCCCTGATTGCCCTCCAATACCACGAGGTCAAGATCAACATGGTCTTCCGCGACAAGGCCGAGCTGGTCACGGACAGCAGCGCCACCGGCGTTAACTCGCTGGATCGCACTTCGCTGTGGGTTGATTACATTTATTTAGACACCGACGAAAGACGCAGATTCGCTCAGCTGAGCCACGAATACCTCATTGAACAAGTTCAATTCACTGGCGACGAGAGCGTTACGGGCACCAACAACAAGGTGAAGCTAAACTTCAACCACCCAGTGAAGGAGCTGATCTGGGTTGCCCACCTGGACGCCATGGTTGGCGCAGGCAGCCTTGGCTCGAACCAATACTTCAACTTCACCAACAACCCGACGGAGGCCAGCGGTGCCAACATCGTCACCAGCGCCAAGCTGCAACTGAACGGCCACGACAGATTCGCGGAGCGCCACGGCTCGTACTTCAACCTGGTGCAACCTTTCCAACACCACGAGAACGTGCCGAGCAGCAAGGGGGTTTGCGCGTATTCCTTCGCGCTGTCCCCGGAGTCGCACCAACCCAGTGGGTCGTTGAACATGAGCCGCATCGATTCCGCCGTTCTAAACGTCACGACGTCGGTTGCCAGCGCGGCCAAGCTCAAGGTGTTCGCTCTGTCGTACAATGTCCTTCGCGTAATGTCAGGAATGGGCGGCCTTAGCTACGCAAATTAGTCACAACGCGTAATCAGGGCCTAAAAGCAGTTGTCCACAGAGATGCGAGCTCTTTCTGTGGAAAAAACATTGTGCTCTCGCCCCAGAAGCCAACTGCTAGTATTTGGGGAATTTTGGAAAAATATTTTTTCCATAACATACAACTCCTCAAATGCAACACACCTTGTTGTTCGGGAAACCCCTTAGAGCCTTTCCTACCAAAGCTGGCGTCGAAAGAACCAGCTGGCCAAGATGAAACTTGGGTATGGTAAAAATGGGAAGGATTGGGCAATCCGCATGCTCACTACCTAAAAGCGCTATTGTCGAGCTCATGGTAGGGCGTCAGAGACTGAACGGGTGTGGGTCGATAATGATGGTCTAGACAACCGGAGTCGGCCTAAGATACAGTCCACTCCTCTAGGGAAACTTAGAGGTACCAAGGTGCTTACTCGAACTAAGCGCTTGGCTACACATAGACCATTTTCAGACATCTTATCCTTTTGTTCTTTCCTTCGTAGCGTTCACAGACCGTCAATGAAGCGAAAAGAGAAGTGTGGTGCACAAGACTTTTTGCTGTGGCACAAGACTTTTTTGCTGTGGCACAAGACTTTTTGGCCGAGGTCTGCGCTTCAACGGCAAAAAGCTTTAACCACGCGCCAAAAAAGCGAAACGTGTGCTATCTCGTTTTCCTAGCTTTCACAGACGGTAAATGAAGCGCAAGAAAAAGTGTGTGGCACAACCCACCCATTCCGCACAGGATTTAAGGAATACTTGACATACTCTTCCAGGGAAAATGCATACATCATTTGATACCTGGTATGACGTTTATGTACATCGCATTCCCAAGTCGGACGAACACCGCCAGGTTGAATTCAGAAAGGCTGACAATTATGAAATCTGTTTTCTTGATACATCTCAGGGGTGCATCATCCGTAATCGCGCAACGCAGCGCATCGTGACGCCATACTGTGCAAAATCAGGCACGAGAGATCCGTCGTACACTCTCTGTTTGGATAAGAAACCCATCAAGTACCTGATGACGCACATAATGCTAGCGTCTTCAAATCCGGAGCATCCACCTGACATCTCTACATCTACCGTTGACCATATTGATGATGACTATACAAACAACAATATCCGTAATTTGAGGTGGCTTTCTGCTTCAGAGAATTCACGAAAGCTTTCACATTGTCGCCCACGGAAAGAACCAATATGTATTGATGTGCCGAATGATGAAGAGTGGGCACCATTTACTTTGGATGGCGGGAAGACCATTTATAATGTCTCGAAATATGGCCGTTTGAAATCGCCGAGTGGCTCCATTACCATTGGGAACCTTCTGCGTGGTCACAAAGTTCGACAATATAACATACGATATATCGAAAAAGGCGTGCCACTTAACAAAAAGTTCTACGTGCATATGCTCGTATGGCTGGCATTCGGTAATGCCCGTCCGGAGAAGGGACAGGATATCATGCACGACGACACTGCGCCCCTTATCGCTGATGGAAGCTATCGCAATTGGCTATGTGATCTCTCGCTAGGGAGCCGCTCGGAGAACATGAAATCCTTTCATCAACACAAAGGAAATGCGGCACCAAAAATGCAAACGTCAAGCCCATCGGCTGTGCAGACGACCACATTCGTGGCACAGCAACGTCCTCGATATTCTGAACGAAGCAGCGATTTGGAAATGCCAACAGGATTCTGGGTGCAGGCGCCTTACAAAAACAAGGGCGCAGTTGTCGTTGTTGAGATCAAACGTGCTAAGAAAAATAATGCGAGCATTTATTGGAAGTCTCCATCCAGCACGTCCCTAAGCATTCGTTTTAAAATCGAGGTCGCAAAGAAGTTCGTGCGATGGGTATTGCAAAACCACCCCGACCTTGCGCCGTATTGTGATCGAGATGCGTACAATGAAGATCTCTATCATCTGACCGATAATGAACGCGAGGAACTGGAGCAATTCACATTCAAACCGCATCATGATCCGTTTGTGCCACGCCAAGATAGCCAACGTAAATCATCTATGAAGTGCTCGCTTCCACGTGATTGTGGTGTTACAGAAGATATCATACCGAAGTACGTGTATTACAGACCAGCTACGGACACGCGTGGAGACGGCTTTGTAATTGACGGGCACCCAAGTCTTCTTGCTCGAACGGGAAAGCGAACATGGAATACGACGCAATCTCGAGGCGTGACTACGAAGACGAAATTCGATCTGGTTGTTAAACAGTTGCAATCCTTCGACAACCCTATCCCAACTTCCGCATCCAACGTGACAAACATTCCTGACTCATCCCCAAGCGAAAATATCGCAGAATGAGTCTGCAGACGAGCAAGTCTTCCATGTTGCTGACACCACTTCTTTTCTTAAACTTCAACACGATTCCCATCTGTGCTGATCAAAGAAATAACCAATGTAACGCCGCCGGCGAGGCTCGAACTCGCGACTTCAGGCTTAGAAGGCCTGCACTCTATCCAACTGAGTTACGGCGGCAGATGCTCGATGCGGGACTCGAACCCGCGGCCTAAGGCTCATAAGACCTTCGCTCTAACCAACTGAGCTAACCGAGCACATGCGAGGGATTCGTGTGTCCCTATTATCCAATACAAAACGAAGCTTTATATGATTTTCTTTACTTTAGGATCGCGGCGCCATTCGCATCTGCGCGTATCCAACAACCATGCATGCTTGCCGGATGTGACCAATATGGAGCACCCGTCACTTTGGAGTGTGCAAGAATTTCCGTTGCTCTTATGAAAATCCATCCAGGGTGGGGCTTCACCTACCATATCACACATGAGCTCCATCTGCATCGTTGTTATATTCAGACGACATACCTGTATGGACGTCTTGCGGCGCTTCTGATACCCAAGACTTCCTAGGATCCATATATGATCTGCTATGAGAATTACACGATGGAAATCCGTAGGCGGGAAAACGCTTTGCGGATATCCATACACGCGGATTGTGTTGTTTTCGAGCACAATCACATCGTTGTAGATGCAAAAATTGGGGTCGTAGTAATCTTCGTGCTCACCACCGATGAAAATTTTCTTATTTCCTACGACCGTACAAGACATTCCCATTCGGTAAACGTTCCAATACGGCATTTTCCACTCATTCCACGATTCCCATACATGATCATCTTTGAAAACCGCATCATTAATGTCTGTTGGGTTT